TGTGCTTCCATCAAGTAAGCGGTGATCTTGTCAGATGCAGACTCATTGTAAAGAAGCGCCCAAATGAATTCAAGAGGGTAGTTGATTTTCAACCACATTGTCTGATACGACATGAGTGAGTAAGCAACAGCGTGTGATTTGTTAAACATATACAGCGCTGACATTTCAAACTCAGCCCAAATCTTTTCAGATTGTGCTGGAGTGAGATACTTGTTATTTACGAACTTCTCTTTGTACTTATCAAAGCCAGCTACATCTCGCTTCTTACCAATGATCTTACGCAACGAGTCGGCTTCTGACCAAGTAAAGTCTGCGAGCAACACAGCCATTTGCATAAGTTGCTCTTGGAAAATTACAGTACCGTAAGTTTCTTCCAAGATTTCTCGCACTACTTCGTCAGGGTACTTAGGCTTAGTAACACCCTTTTTGCAGTCAATATATCTCTGCCCCTGCGAGAGCAAAGCTCCAGGTCTAACCAATGCGTTAGACACAACAAGGTCATTAAAATTGTCAATACCCATTCTTTCAATGAGGTTTCTATAAGCAGCCGCATCAGCCTGAAAGATACCCACAGTGTTGATATTGTTAAAGTTTTCAAACACTTTATGGTCATCCAGCTTGAGTGATTGAGCCCTCACATCTATCCCCAGACGCTCCTGGATCTTCGCTAAGCAATCTTTAATCACAGATACGGTCTTTAGACCCAAAACATCTATTTTAATAAGCCCAACGGCTTCGGCATCTTCCATCGCAAAAGCGGTAACAGCCGAACGGTCTCCACCCTGAGAATCTTTACGGGATTCAACGGGGCAAACATCGGTCAACGGAACGGAGGAAACCACCATTCCAGCCGCATGGACTCCAGCGGTACGAATCCGATTCTCCAACCTTGATGCCAACGGTACAACATCGGGGTATTTCTTGATAAAGACCTTGCCCTTGTCGGTGGCTTTAAGCTCATCAATCGTTTCAAAAAACGGTGTGATGGAGTTGATTTCGGCAAACGGAACTTGTAGCACTCTTGCAACATCTTTAACCGCACTCTTTGATTTGAAAGTACCATAGATAGAAATTGCCGCTACATTATCTTTACCCCAGCGAGTGGCGAGATAAGTTTTAACCTCATCACGGCGCTTATCTTCAAAGTCCAAGTCAATGTCGGGATAGTCGTTACGCTCAGGATTAATAAAGCGAGCAAACAGCAAATTGTATTTGATTGGATCAACTTGAGTAATGTCCAACAAAAACGCCAAGACACTACCGCCAACAGACCCACGACCAGTACCACGACCAATGCCGTTATTGTCAGCCCACTTCACCAAATCCCATACAATTAAAAAGTAATCCGCAAAGCCGAGTTGCTCAATAATTTTCAACTCTTCGTCAAGACGCTTTACATAAGCCTCATCGGTGAAGTATCCCAGCTCTTTCAAACGGAACTTTGTAATCTCCATTAGGTAATCATCCGAACTCATGGACTTCATATACTTCGGCAACAGGTTCTTCCGCTTTTCCATCCGAGCCGTACACTTCTCCGCAACTTCCATCGTATTTTCCAGAATGTCAATTCTGTCGTAGCCAGCATCTTTGAACCAAGAAGCCACCTCATCAGCACCAGCCACATACGGGTTAATCTCATCAAACCTAAGATGCCTGTTAGGATACATATTGTTGATTTTTGCCACCATATCAAGGGATGGGTTATGTAAGCAATCAGCATGGTCCTTAGCATGGCGTTGATCTGCGGCAGATAGGCTTGGGTATTGTGAGAGCATTAGCAAGACCTCTTCACAGCCCTTGTCCTTACGACTGGGAAAATGACAATCAGCAGTAGCTAGTACAGGTCGGTTATAGGTGTCTGCTAATTGAATTAACCCGTCATTTATATGCTTAGGGTTCCATGATTGAATTTCAAAGTAGAAATCATCTTTAAATATCTTTATAAATCTTTCGGACAACTGGGCTGCTCTGTCCATATCGCCCACATCAATAGCCTTAGAGATAGCGCTACCCATACAACCCGACAATGAGATAACATCATTATCAACAAGCTCTTCCAGCAAGTTGAAATCAATTCTAGGCTTATAGTAGAAGTTGTCTCCCCAAGCCTTTTGATTCATCCTAAATAGCTTTTTAAGACCATCATTATTCTTAGCCAGCAGAATTAGATGGAAGCGCTCGCTCTTGTCCTCGCTATCTGATTCAATAGATGGTACGAAGTAAGCCTCTACTCCGAACAATGGCTTTACATTATTAGCAAGACAAGCATCCTGGAACTTCAACACCCCGCCCATTGTCCCGTGATCTGTAATAGCCGCAGCTACTTGACCATTGGTGCTTGTAATTTTTGCTATCTCTTCTGGTGTTGACATTCCGTCTAGTAGTGAGTATTCAGAATGACAATGTAAGTGAACGAAATCCGTCACAGATTCTCCAAATCTATTTCAAACAACGATTCAATCGTGTCCATTTTGTTCCAATAAGCCTGATTATACCACGCCGCACGAAGAAAACACTTTACTCCATACTCTTGTAATATTTCTATTTCATGTGGATTATCTTCCACTACAAACAGTGGATCAATTTCCTTGATGATATCAATTTTCTTTCCAAATTCCGAAAATCTTGGTCTGGCAGTATTTATTCTCCACATATCTAGCCAAGGCACTGTCTCCTCAACAGCGGCTGGTTGCCTTCTAGCAGTCACTATGTTTACATCAATGCCAAGACTAAACCAATAATTTACTTGAAAATATGCATCCTCAAATGGCTTCATGTTTCTCCAAAACAAATTATCCCTGAAGAGCTTTAATGCGTTCTCGTCTGTTGTGTTAGTCGTGAACCATGATCCATAGTCCTCATCACTAACTCCATGCGTATAAAATAAATGATCGGACACTGACTTATCTATATTGGCAATTACGCCATCTAAATCCAAAACAATTGCTTTATTTACAAATTCCATTTTTCTCCGATTGTATATTTTTGAGCATGAAAAAAGGGAGGGCTTTCGCCCTCCCCTAATTCGTTAATGATTACCAGGAATCTTTCATCTCACCAGTGGTGAGGAACATTTGCTGCTTCTCATATGGAAGCATCATATACACACTGTCAAGCTGATGCATTGGCAATTCAGTAATCTGCTTTGGTTCTGGTGAAGAATCAAGCGGAATCAATGAATAGTTTGTATCCGATGCAGAAGAGCCTGTGCGTGAATACTTGTAGAATCTATCGGTAATTGTGCCGAATTCCTTTGCGTATTCAATAAGTGTAAGACCAATATGGCGCTGGTTGAATGTCGTGTCAAGAACTCTCGGTTCCCAAACACCTGGCTCCATTTCTACCGCAATATTAATCAAAAGATGGGGCTTTGGTCTCCAAGCCTTATCCACAGTTGCTTGTTCAGTACCCCAGCAACGGTAGTTAAACTTCTCAAGACCTGCAGTGGAAGCTACTCTCCACTTCCAGTTAATTGGTGATGTAATAACTGGAACATTAATTGCTGTTCCGATATTCTCATCGTAATTTGTTGAATCTTCTGTCAGTTCCTGACGGAAGCGAATGCGGTACGATTGACCAGCTTGGACTGTGAAGAATTTCTTCGGTCCTGCTGACGCACCTGGTTTTGCTACTGACTTTTCCAAGTCTTTTAGTGATTTTAATGATTGAAATGACATGTTTTGTCTCCTATATGATTATTTCTTTGTTGTTTATAGCTTCTGCTATTTGTTCTTTAGTCATCTCCGCAGGGTCTTTAACTCCTTCGGGGATTCTTACTACCGAGATTTCTTTGCCTCGGCACATCTCTATCATAGCACATCTCATTGCCATACCAGCATCATCATTGTCACAAAACAAGATAACTTTATCAAAAAACCGTCTTATCATATTCCCTTGATTTTTTGACACTGCAGCACCAAGTGTTGCTACTACATTTGGAAAACCAGCTTGATGAACAAACATGCAATCAACACTACCTTCAACTACAATAACCGAATTGTAATTCTTGGCATTATGAATGTTGAATAACACATCTGCTCGCTTAAAGCCTTTATTGTATAGATATCTAGGCTGTTGAGTTGACTCAATTGCTCTGCCAATTAATCCTACTAGCTCATAATTATGAGACCTGACTGGGATTACAACACGGTTCTTTTCAGATGAAAATCCAACCTCAAAGTGCCTCATTGTATTAATATCCAAACCACGCTCAATCATTGTTTGTAATAGATCAGATTGATCTTCGTAGTCTATCATCAAATTATCAATTGATAACTCATTAACATCTTCAACTTGATACTTATAACTGTTTAGCTCTTTATCAAGCTTGTGACTGTCCAGCTCTATGTGTTTACTGTAGGTCTTGCCAGTAACATTAAAATATAGCTGTCTAAAATTACCTTTTTTACCGCATGACGGATTAAAGCATTGCCATAGACCAGTTCTAACATTGATATACATAGCGGCGCTATGCGTATTCTTGTGAAAAGGACAATAGACATTCAACTCTTCACCATTAGCACTTTGAATTGAGACATTGTAGTTATTAAATAACGACAGTATCTCTTCCTCAATAGAGCTAGCTAAGAAGTTTGAATTTGTAGACATCCCTACCTGCATCATAGTCTGTGATCAACTTTGTTTTACCAAAATTGCCATATTTCTTACGAGCTTCATCCTCCATCCAGGGTCTAAGCCTGCTGAGGGTTTCAATATCTTTTACTTCGCCTTTAACTACAGTTTTCATTAAATATCCCACTCTTCTACCCACTTACCAGTTTCTAGATTCCATCTAAGGTAGAAACCAAAGTGTGACGCTCTACGGACTTTTCTTGATACCACCTGAAACAAATCAGATGATAGTTCTCTGTGAATAGCAAGCACAAGATCGGCATCGTAAGCCAACTGCTTACTCCACGCAACCTCTTCTAGCTCTGGCGGTCTCTCTGAGTGACCGTCAGACATTGTTACTGCGGCAACATCTATGATAGGGATGCCATTTTTTACCGCAATTCGCTTAAATGCCTTAGAAAGGTTCTTAGCCTTTTCTGTTTCATTCTTAGCACCGCTTGAATCATCAAACAAGCTGTGGTAGTCAAGAATGACCATATCAGGGTGATACTGATCAATCTTTGCTTGCACCATGTTTTGGTCTGCTGTTTCAAGCCCCTCTGATGTAACAAGATGGATAGCATGCTTACCTTCAAAAGTAGCCTCCGCCCACTTCTCATAGCCATCAACAATTCCTGGATTGGCTTTAATCAAGTCTGTGTTTGTAAAGTGCCCCTCGCCGTTATTTAAAAGCGTGTCAAGTCTCTGCCCTTCTTGTTGCTTATTCATCTCCAAAGAAATGATCAACGGTCTATAGCCAGCTTTCCAAGCATTAACAGCGAACAGTCTTGCAATAAAGGATTTACCAACGCCAGTCCAGCCAAGAAGAACAATGAAGTCACCCGATTGCCAACCGCCAAATACCTTGTCAATAACATCAATACCGCTAGGGATTCCAGCGATTGCTTTAGGATTGAGGGATCTAGCTTTTAAATCCCTAACTCTGTCTTTCCATTCCCCAGCAAGATCGGTGTCTTTTAGGTTTGATGAAAACTTATAAAGCTTTGAAGTTTCTTCCATCAAAAATGATAAAGCCTCTTTAGGACCAGACTCATTGATAAGACCATGCGCCTTAGCAACAATACCCCTAGTCTGATACGAAAGAGATTCTTTCTTTGCCTCATCAATGTAGTAAGCAATTGGCTCTGGAGTAGAAATGAATTCAAAATCCTGATGATGTTGCTTCACTGTTTCCTTTGACGGAACCTTGCTGTGTGTTTCATAATGAGAAACTATGAAATTCCAAACATCACGATATTCCAAAAATACATTTTCAACACCGCTATTTACAGCAGTTACATAGTCTTGGGTATCAACAATAGAATTTAGAAGTCTTACTTCGTAATTCACTCTGTCTCCATTCTCTTTTTAGTTTCTTCCACTATGGACTTAAATTTATCACCAGATTTTTTATCAAACTCAGCTTTTTCAACAAACGCTCTTGATTCTATTGCAAAATCAAAAACTAAAAACGGTCCTGGTCTGCTCTTGATAAAGCTTTCCACTCCGAGTCTAAGGTTGTCTGTCTTGTAAAAACTAACAAGGGAGTCAGCAACCGCTTCCTGCCTTGGAGAGTCTGGAATAAATAACTTATTCTGCTTTGCGCAGAAGCTTTTGAAGTACTCTATCAGTTCTTGACCAGTTGTTATCATTTTCTTTTTTAGCTTTCTTCCAAGTTGCTAACAGTATATCAAATTCGGAGAAACCGCCATTAACGCCATAAATGGTTTCTTCACTCCACGCATTGATTAGGCATTCTTTCCTAACCTCGCATGATTTGCAAATATTTTTTGCGTACTGGACTTCTTCGTATTTATAAGAAAACCAGTGAATGCTATTTACATCTTCAGCGCAGAGTGCTTTGTTTCTCCACTTTTCCAATTACTTCTCTGCGTCAAGCTCTTGGAGCTTCGCTTCAATTTGTGAGTCAATTGAATCCCACAACTTGCCCCAAGACTTTTCATCATCAATACTGGAAGCAATTACTCTTGCGCCAGCATCAAGACGAAGTGATTCGTAGTTACCTAAGTTCTTTGTGATGCCTACTGAAGCCCACAATTCAACCTGATTTTCATTTAATGGAGTTGTCATATTACCTTTTTCCTATCTTTATTTTTTCGGATATTCTAATTACTTTTGCTTGTACATTTATATTTTTATCGGCTATAGGTCTCCCTGGTGTTCTGCCGTTGAAGAATGATACCATATTGTAAACATCTTCCCTGTCATAATACCGCCAATTCTTATAACTTTCACAAGATTCACTAAATTTCTTTCCACTTGGGATAAGACCTTTTTTTTCATACTTGCGAATAGTGTCTGATCTTTTCTCAACAATCTTTGCAACTTCGCCAATTGTATAAATTCTATGCATAATCAACTCTGCCCCTTCATAGGGCATGACCATCTCTTGTTTACTTGTTAAATCAGTTACTAAAATTTTATTAAGATTTTTTGTAATTTTCTTAACTTTAACAATAGTGTTTGAATATTTATAGAACTTATTTATGACTATTTTGGTCTGCAAGTTCATACCGTTCCTCCAGCTTTTTAAAACCTAAAGCACCAAGTATTTTGTTGAGTTTTCTTACTTCAATATCAACTGATGACGAGCATTTAACGCATGTCAAGTCAATATAATTTTTTTGAAATGCGTAATACTGTGAACCAGTGAGCATTCTCCCTGAACAGTTTTTACAATAGAAGCCTGTTGCTTTCACCATATCAGTCTAACCAGCAGTTATACTCCGCTGTCACCATTCCTTTCTCAGGGTGTACGAAATAAAGAGATTGTGAAGGTCTACCCACAGCCGCTAGAACTTCCGCAGCGTATGTATTAACCGACTCAGGACTGCCTGAAATTCTCAACTGTACAGTATTGAATGTCATTTTAGTTGGCGTATGGAAATGACCAATATAAATGTCATCAAAATCTTCATTCAATGCACCGATCTTCCAACCGTAAGCTTTCTTCTGAAATGAGTAGAATGAAGACAAGCTACCGAATTGATCGCCATGACAAAGCATTGCCTTGTAATTGCCAATCTTGTCAATTGCGTACCAATGACGCTCACCACGACCATCAGGAATCTTAAATTCAATTCTCTTTTCATTTTCAAACATCAACTGAGCAATGCGATAAAGCATTCTGTCACCGTTGGTCTCAGGGTCATGATCTCTTCTTGCTCTACCACCGATAGAGCCATGATTGCCAATCACACCAACGAATGTAACTTTCTCAAAGTTTTCAAGCATGATATTAATAAAGTTCTTGAGGATTCTTGGACCATCAACTGTGATTTGTCTGTACAAACCACCATCAACTAAGAATGACTGACCTGGGAATATCAATTCACCTTCAATAATGTCACCTAAAGCCCAAATTCTAAGCTCACGAACTGGGTGGTCTTGTCTTTGAATCTCGGTAAGATTAATGATCTTCTCAGCAAACTTGTAGATTCTTTCCTCACATACTTGTGAGTTGTAATCAGGGGTGATTTTAGCAAGCTGCCAGTCTGCAATAACAGCAACTGCAACTTCCTCCCCGCTTTTCTTCTTGCTGAGGGTTGGCTTAGGAACTGGCTTGTATTTATTGTCAGCCATGTCATCTCTTACAGCTTGATAAACTGCATTGACTAAATCATCACTCTTTGTTTTTAATTTATTATATTCCTGCTGGAGTCTTGTAAAAGAGACTCTCAACTCTGGGTCTGAGACTGGTTGTTCACCAGTGATTGGATCTTTCGGCACTTCAAATAAACCTTTCTGTCGTCTATATTTGCAGATTCCAGTACTGTCTATTGACTTACGACAGTCTTTGTCTGCGTATTTGTGATTAGCTGTGTTCGGTTCAAACTCTTGGTCGCAACCTTTTGCTTCGCATATTTTCATAAGGTTAATTGTACACCAAATTCGGAGAGATTTGTGCAAAAACCGTTTATTTCAGAATTTGTTTCTTCTTTTTCTCTCGTGTTTCTTGATTGCGTTTGTTCATATTCTCACGCATTTTTTCACGATGACTATCACTTGGTTTCTTGCCTTCTCTATGCACAGCGCTATGTTCTGGAACTGTGCATAAGAACAAATTACTTACACGATTGTCTACTTTTATTTCGTTAATATGGTGAACTGTCTCCCAAGGCTGCAGGAATCTTCCTAGGTAGGCTTCAAACACAGTTCTATGTTCATACACATAGCCTTTAATATTAAAGGGGTGATCTTGATTAAGGATTCTTATATAGCCTTTATCATCTATATACTTTCCGCCGCCATAATTAGGATTATGTTCACCAGAAACGCTTCTAATTGCCCACTCTACATCTTTTCTTTTAGATGCTAGCTCTCCCATAATCAGATGCTTGCGCCAACATCTTCAACAATTAATTGTAACTTCTCCGTAGCTGTTGGGTTAACAGATATTTGCGGAGCACTATTGCTACCTGATGTCCCAAATGTCCTTTTTACTGATGCAGAGAATGACTCAGCATTCAGCCCTCCAGCGCTTTCCATAAATATGCTATAAGTACCAGCGGCTAATCTTCCGTAATCTGCCTTAAATGTTTGACCACTGGCTGCAATGTTTGCATTGCTAGCTGTGTTGTGGAAGATGTGTGCAGATGGAGAAAAAACCCATTCCTGAATAGGCGTAGTAGCGCTATACCCTGATTGCACATCCTTCCACACTTGCAAAGTTAATACAGAATCTTCCGCACCTTTGCTATACACAGTAAAGCCTGGGAATACCACTGTTACTTTATAGTAGCGATTTTCATTGATAGTTACTCTTTGATCAGAACCGCCTGCTGGGTTTGTGAGTGCGATAATTGAAGTAGCGTTGCTACCGACATTTGATACAACATTATTTGTTGTCAACTCTGCAAATTCAAGTATGCCAGCTGGTTTTGAGTCATTATAGTCACGCACTTGTTCTATATTCATAGACATTTGCGCCATTCTGTCTGAGGACAACGGGGTTGCATCAGTCCAGGAAACAAAGGAGTAATTTTCGTAAGCCATTTATCTATTATACCTCAAATACTGCGCTTTGCATAAGAAAACCAGTTAACTGCAGCATACCTTGTTCCCGATGTTATTTCTCTTACATTGTGAATATAAGTAAAAGCTGATGGGAAAACTAGTACATCCCCAGATTTTGGCTTATAGAATACATCAAAATTTGGGAACTCAATCTCTCCCCCTTCGTAATCTTCATTAAAATAGACAATAGCCGACACGGTTCTAGAATGAGCCGCACAGTCATCCATGTGTGTTTTAAAAAAATCACCAGAATCATATTTAAGGATCTCCCAGTCATGTTTTTTTTCTAACCTATCCATAGAGTGGATTCCTCTATAATCTTCTATTGCAACAGTAGTTGATTTTTCAATTTTTCTCTTAAACACATTTATTGGATCATCCTCATGACATGATGAAGCTTTACCCATAGGATAAACTTTCACTTTTCTTGAATTCAAATCCATATATGGATTTTTATTACTGGAGACAACTTTCCCGTATTGAAAAAAATCTTTGATGTTTGTATTTATAACTTCATAACAATCAGACATCTCTTGAAAATTATAGACATGAATCCCAAGAGCAAGTTTTTCCGACATATCACCACTTGCCAAGTGGACATGTCGCATTTTGCAATTTAGTTTTGAGTTTCATAAAACAACCACACTCTTTACATTGAGTAGTTATTTTTAATAAACTTGGGCATGTTTGACATATGGCAATTCTTTGGGCTGCTAGGTCATCCGAAGCTTTTTCTGAATTAGGGTTTACAACATCCCAAGGGCGAGTTTCGCCTAAACTTTTCTTCCATTCTTGATACGCTGACATGATTAAGATTCTCTTTCAACATTGTAGAATTGATCAACAAGTTTATTAAGAAAACCCGCCCCAGATTGATTTACCTCCAGATCTTTATACATATCTGGCACAACTAAAGCTGCCATTTCAGCTCTTGACATTGCAGCAAATTCTGCTGGCGATAGACCATACCTATGGGCTTCGTTTGCAATAAACTCTTGCTCCAGATCAAGAGCAACTTTCGTTGCAATTCCTTTCCCCCTATGGTCTGGGTGCACCATAAATATAAAAGGATGCCTAATCCCGTTAGCATCAAAATACGATGCATGGACAGCAAGAAGCAATCCATCTTCGCCTCGGTATAGTGTCCAAATTAAATCAAAAGGGTCATTATTGCCAAAAGCTGTGACAGATCTAATTGGCAATGTCATTCTTTCATAACCTGGCTCACCGTACTCCCCAAATTTATTTTCCCAATTCCACCAAGTCTGAAAACCTGCCTCTGGTAGGGTTGGGGCTTTTGGTTCCCAGGCTGTTCCTTCATTTGCATCGCTCATTATTAAATCTCCATTCTGAATATTATTTTATCATACCATAGCATCTGGTTAGATTCCAGCCATAACATTATAGACAGAAATGACCAAGTTTAACTTCATCGTAACCACAAGTTGCTGGTGGACAGCATGGTTCCACATGCGTTGGGCAAGTTGGGCAATCTCCGCCTGGGTTGACTGGATCAACGGTAGCAACAGATGGGGAAACAGATCCAACAGAAGGGGCTGGACCAGAACCGCATTGTGTTAAGCATATCTGAGTTGAACCATCAATAACTGCGTAAATGTCAGTACCATCCCAATAAAATGCAATCTGACTTGCTGAATATGGATACACAACAGACGGGGCTATAAAAGAATCTGCAGTTATTGTTCCAGAAGCTGTTATGCCATCTCTAGTGATTTCAGTGTAGCGAGTAGGCGCATCATCATCTTGAATGAGAATCTTCTCTCCCCTCATACTGGCATAAACAACATGGTTGTCACTAGGGGCTCTGGTAGCCACCAATATTTCTCCAGCAGGAACCCCGCCATACGCTGCGTCATCAACTGGACCGAGCGCTATCCAGCCAGTAAAAGAATCACCTGTGAAAAGCGTAGAACCTATGACATCAAAAGACGCAATTCTCCCCGATGTCGCTGTTATCTTACCTGTTACAGCCAAGCCCGAAGTTGGGCTAAAGACAAATCCAGGAGTGGTGTCACCTGGGTTGCCTACAATTATCGTACCATTAGCATTCCATTGATTGTTTGCATTGATATACAAAGCACCCGCAGTTAATGTACCTCTAATAGCAGTGTTAGAAAAGACAGCATCGCCAGCGCTAGTTATAGCCCAGCCAGTTGACCCTTGACTTGTGATAACTCCATTTGCAGCAACCGTTCCGTTAAAATTTGAACTTGATATAATATTATTTACTAATACAATATTTGCTGCCAGTTCACTTGCTGTTACGGCACCAGCAGAAATGTTTACAGACTGAACAGAATTCGGTCCCAATCGCACACCAGATGGACCAAGGATGTCTGTTGTTATAATGCTAGATATAACACCCTTTAAGCTGTCATAATTTCTTTGCTGAGCAGATTGCCTTGCTGAATCACCTGTCTTGCCAACTATAAAATCGTATATTGAATATTTGGTTACATCAATTAACGAAGAGGACACTCCATCATGCTTATGACCGCCTTGAAAGAAAAGAATAGAGTTCTCAGAGACTCCTTTTGAAAACGGCATTAAACGACCTTCCTTATGACAATTGATTGCGTCAAAGTTTGCCCGTAGGAGAACTCTGTACTTATTAACCAATAGTCACCATTAATTATATCAAAAGAATCCATTGTAGATATTCTAATTCTGTCCCCCAATTGTAGCTTTGGAATTGGCAATATATTTAAGTTAAGAACTGGCACAGGATCTGACATTTTAGAGATAATAAAATCAGCCAAACTTTGTGCATGTGCAAGATCTGTAATAAATTCGTTTTCTATAACAATCTCTTTAAGACCGTATCTTCTTATGTTGTCATCAAGAACCGCTTTCTGCTCTTTAACATCCCCAGTCCTATCGGTTACAATAACTGGAATACCAGCAATACCAGCAAAATGCTTTTCTCCAGTTAATGGGTTTTCACCTTCAACATATACAATATCCCCATTAGTAGTATTATTTGATGCAGCCAATATTAACTTGGCACCATACGGAGTTGGATTATACTTAATTAATTCAATCATTGCTGGATTAACAGTAGACAAGTTTGTAATTAAAGGATTTTCTATTTTAAAAGCTGGGGCTTTATCAAACAGCAGGTCGTAGTTTTTCACTTCTCTTACTAAAGTATTTGAGTTGTGAGATGCAGCAAATGTGTCAAACTGAGCCCTCTCCAGTGTCAAGAAAGAGTTACTTGTAGTATTGCTATATTTTATAACTTCATTATCAATTTTTAAATAGCCAGATTTAGCAAAATATGGATTGTCTGTTGATAAAACATTCATGCTTAAATCATTATTTGACATTGATGATGATAATCTAGTCACCCCTAAAGTTGTTGGGTCTTCAGCACGCCATAGACTTTGCTTTGCAATTAAATTATTTGCTACTCCATTTACTTTTATAACTATTTTATTGGCTTGCAATTGCACATTATAGCTTGCGTCAATAATATTTGAAGAATCAGAAAGCGTGTATTGAACATTTGCATGTTGGGCTATTGATGATTCAAAGAATCTATTGAAATGCTCGTACCTAGCCTTATTGTTTTCATCTATGTATAATCTTCCAAAATCAGCAAGGCTTATGTTGTCAATAATTTCTTGAACAGAAGCATCGTTGCCGTAAATAAAAGGCATCACCCTCGCTTCCTTCATCTGTGTCTCTATATAGTCATTAGTTATTTGTTGACTGGACAGGCACTTATTAAACACCGCAAATTCATCAATATAGAAACTTCTAATTGTTGCTGGTGCAACCTCTGACCCAGATGTAAACGCAGCCCCTCTTCCGCCAAAAGTTAAGCTCTTACCAGTAAAGGCAGCAAGAGTCCCTGTTGTAGTCACAGTGTTAGCTAAAACGCCATTTATATAATATTTAACAGAATTGCTTTTATATGTAACCGCAATGTGATTGAATACAGAACTGGAGAGGGCGGTATTGCTACTCACCGTTTGTGTTCCAGTGCTTGTCTTAAATTTAAAACCATTAGATGATGAATTGTTAAAGAATTCAAAACCAGCAGTTGAAGTTGCGTTACTCCAATTACTAACATACTCACCATCGCTAGAAAAAGAACCGCTATGGAATTTTGCATAAATCTGAATACTAAATTCCCCAGTGTAGGAACTAGATGCTGTGTTAAATACATCGTAAGATATATGGTACGGTGTTCTTAAATAAGAATTTGAAGCGAGCAATACACTTTTATTTGCGCTGTCAGATACTACGCCGCTCGGCTGGGATATAGCGACTGACCCTCTATAGATAGCATCATTTCTTCTGGCGGACCTTTCAATCAAGTTAACCCCTGCAGTTTGTGTCCATGAATTTGATGCAAAAGTTAAATAAGAGTAATCATTTTTGTTTCCAATCCTGTCGCTAGCAACCATCGTGTAGCATTCAGATGCATATATATTATCCTGAGTACCGTTATACTCCCTCCCCAGGGAAATCTTAAACGGCTCGCCGCTTACATACTGCTCTGTAAAAAATTCAATTCTTAATTCATATGGATTGCCAGCTGTTAGGTCAAACTCACCAGAGAAAATATACTCCTGCGCATTAGTCCCAGAATCAATAATTCTCCATTCATCAATAATTCTTACCTTATTCAAATAAACACGAAACCCACCTTTGTTAATTCCAATTACAAAAGAATATGTTCCAGTGGCAGATGGAACATAATAGCCATCAAATACACCATTAAAATATTCATTAACAACAGCACTATCTTTATCTGTGAACTGCCCGCTGACAAAATCAAGAGCCAATGCATTGCTTGAAGAAATTGCTGCCGATGTGGTTGTTAAAGATGGCGTTATGTAAGCCTTTACATCCAGAGCTTTTTCATATGTGCTTAATTCTCTATCATTAGCATCAAGCTTTATATCACGAACTGAATTCAAGTCGTTCTCTGGGACTTGAACGAGCCTGGCTCTTAGAGAAGTTGAAACAACTTTTTGTGAATTAGCCCTGTCTATGCTGTTCTCGTCAAAACCGTAATGCAAAATAGCATTATTTTTTTTATAAGTTTTTGCTGGATTTAACAAATACTGGACATCAGATTTTGGGAAGTTAGTCATTAATAGCAAATGCTCAACAGCTTCTGCAACTGTTGAGTCTTGCAGCAAGAAACCTTTTGTCAACATTTTTTCTTGACCAAACTTACTTCTGTCAGTTAGGTTTGCGCTGACCGTCATGCTTGAAGACGAACCCTGCCATTCGTCAACATAAAAAGACCCATAAGGAACATACTCATAAATGTCAAATCTCACAATTGATCCAGAGCTGTGAGCACGACCAGTAGTTCCTCCAACTCCACGCTGAATTATTGTGAATGTGTTACCCGAACCCTTTGTTGCAATAACTATTTCTTTGTTTACAGTATTTGGTTCTATGGTGAGCAAATAATAGTTTCCAACACCGCCAGCTGGGAAATCATTGACGCTATTAACATTCCATGTTGTGCTTGAGGATGTAATGTTGGCATTCAAAAGAGCGTCTACATAAATACCATCAGCACGATGAATCTCCCATCCAGCATAGATGTTGAAACGAATATCTTTCTTCATGTACTTGCCAAATGCAGATGCAGAGTTGAACAAATTAAAGTCTTTTAAGGCATTATCAAATGTTATTGAGGATGTATTGCTACCACTGCCAGCGATTGGAAGGCTTGTTTCATGAACATCCCTGACTTTTGAAACATTAAAATTCATAACATAATCAGTCATGTCCAGCCTGTATATCGGAGACATTTCATTTACTCTTACATAGTCATATGGGTTCTTTGTTGTATAAACTGTTAAAATAATTTTATTAATATCGTTTGACGCAATACCATCAAGATAGTGCTCAAAGAAATAATTACCCTCTGGTATTTCTGCGTCTTGGTTGTAAACTAAATTACTTGTGTTATTATAAGCTTTAACATTGTAAGCTTTAATTTGACCATTATATTCAGATGTAACAACTTTAATTAAATTCACTTTTCTTTCTGTAAAAACATATGTCAACAACACTGCGGATGTAAGCTCGTACCCGTTTAGTGTTGAATGGAGAGTGCCAGTGCTTTTAGTTGCAGACTCATAACCAAATTCATAATTCTCTTCTTTTGTAGACGGGAGACAATGCCATTGACCATTGGCTGTGATTGTTTTACCGTTAACATCTTTTGCATCGCAAACTCCCCATGTAAATGATTGGCGTTCTATACCATTAATTGACTCATTTGGAGTAAAATAGAAATCCCGACCTCTTGATCTATTGAAAAGGTTTTCATTAGCGGAAAGTGTCCTGCCATTAGATAGCATTCCAGTAACATTTAAATTAACCGTTGCTTCAGATTTTTGGGTGCAGGTGTCGTTACTGCTGGCAATTTCAGTATTTGAATACTTATCCACATGCCGACTATCAAGCCAGTCAACTAAGATTAATGGCTTTACACTCTGGGATATGTCATCTATAGCTGCATTGAATGAGCTTGATATTTCTTTATCATACAACCCATATTGAAGCATTTACACCTCTTCCAGGCTCATGGAGCAATCCCAGAAGTAGACATCGTTTGGGATATCTCTTCTAATCAATGTTTCACTATAATCTTTCACTAATACATTATAACTTGTTTCTGAGTACGGTGTTGTCCCAGTCTCATCCATACTAATTATCTTAAGGACATGATGCCTTGGATCTTCGGCTACCCTCTTTATAAAATCCCGACCACTATTGCCATCAACTGTGTAATTTATTGAATTTGGTAGCCATGACCAAGACATGCTGAATGTACGCCTGCCAGCCCTTGAGCTTGATTTGTAATATCTTGTTTTTCTATTATTCCAATTAACAGTTTCTGTGAATATTGGATCTACGCCCATATCAAGTTTTCTATTGTGGATTGTTAATGGTTTACCATCAAGCAAGACAAGTGTTCTATAAATGCTTGCGTCAATACCGCTAGCAACATTTTGTGCAAAGACAATTGGTGTTTGAACAGCTACTGCTCCAAACTCTTCTAAGACAATTCTTATTGTTGCAAGAGATATCTTGCCAGCAACCGACAATTGTACCGATGATGTCAATGCTGAAACTGCTTGCGAAATCTTAGTAGCTGCGCTAGTTAATGACGCAGCGGCAGATAAAGCTGTTGAAGATAGTGCTATCTTAAATGAATCAGCAGTCATATCAGCAGCAGATGACAATGTTGATGCAATCTCAGTAATTCTTATAATCTCTTGAGATACTGTTGCAGAAGAACTAGGTGAAGATTCAGAATATGCGAATTTCATCATAGAGACAGCAACAGTTGCATTGGCAGAAACACTAACTAGCGCATCCTGTCTTTCTGTAGCTACAGTAGCGGTGACAGACATGCCAGATAGAGAAACATCAGCGTAGGCAATCTTGTAAGAACTTACTGATATATCCGTACTAGATGATAGTGCAGAAGCAGCGCTCGCAGTTTTCATTGCAGATGTTACTAAATCTACTGACGATGAAATCAATACCTCAACATCAGCCGAATCTTTTTGATTAAAATCAATACCACTATTAAAGGGTTCTGAGAAACTCAACCAACTAAAAGACATACTATCGTTCCGTCAATGTCAAAGAGACATCATAATAAGTACAACCAGTTGTCAAGTCTCTTCTCACTAAAGACTCGCTGTAAGAATCAACATAGCAGTCATACTCAACAAAACCAGCTCCTGGTTCTAATTCAACCCCAACTGTTGCAAAAGCACTTGTGTTTGCAATACCAAACAAAAAATTTCTAGCGCTTCTATTGTCAACAGTTTTAGCAACTAGATCTGGTAGGTACGACCATGTAAGGGAGAATTGTTTCTTGTTTGTAGTATAATATCTTCTTCTATGACCAGAGGCGAGGTCAACCTCATTAGCAGAAATTTGTTCAGACATACTGAACTTTCTATTGTGCTCAGTCACCTCTGTTCCGTTTATAGTCATTAGATTAGATATAGACATTACAGACCTCTGTTCAATCCATTATATGTGTTTATTACACGACTTTCAAGACCAGCTGCTTTTTGGTTTCTTGGGAGAACCGTGGTGTTGTAGCCCTTCATCATTGAATTGAACCATTCTGGCTCACCGATGAAATTGTCAACATAGATGTTTACATTCTGTGTTGAAGAACTGCTGGCTTGTCCAGCTGACGAAACATTCATACCAGCGTTAGGCATCTTGATACTTGGAACAGATGGCATTGTTGGCAAGTTAGGCTTGGAGAGTCTAAGGCTGTTGAGTCTATCCAATGCATCCGTACCAATTCTTTGGACAGCTTTATGGTTAATTACATATTCACCGCCGTGAAGAATAGCTGGTATACCTTGCTGGGCAGGACCATTCGTCATACCGCCAGCCCCGTATGCCATTCCGCCCTTCATGTACATTCCAACTTTTCCACCGTTATACAACTCAGGAATTGCTGGGATTACATCTCTGAAGCTGTATGTCTTCCCAGCAATTGCACCCATGCCAACCCACTTCAACCAATCTGGCATTGTAAAGGAAAACCCAGTCATCTTATTGATCAACCTAATCACCAAGTTCAAGGAACCCTTGAATGCATCCCCAAGTTTACTTAAACCATCTTTGATGAAATCAATAGCTCCACCGATTACATTCTTAATCATGTCTCCGATTTTGGAAATGATTGGCTGAATGAATGTCCATACGGCGCTAAATGCATCTTTCAGCCCATTCCACACGCTTATTACTTTTTCAATTGCAAATTGAATGCCATCTCTAATAAATCCGCCGATTGCCTGGATTATTCCAATAATAAAATCTTTTGTACTAGTTAACGCCCCAACGAATAAGTCCCATCCTCTCTTTATTAAGTCAATTGCAAATCCAATTCCTTTTTTAATTGCATCAACAATGAAATCAAATATTGGCTTGAGGAAGCTCCACGAAATTCTTATTCCATTCCAGAAGTTATCCCATAAAAACATTACAATATCAATTGCGCCCTTAATTCCATTTTTAATAACATCTACCATCAAATCAAAAATTGGACCAACCAAACCCCAGCCAGCTTTAATTCCATCCCACAAGAAATCAAAAATAACTTTTAGACCTTCAACTTGCATCATGATAAAGTTAACAATAATATCTAAAATCCAATCAAACACTGGCTTGATTAAATCCCAGCCAGCTGTGATGCCATCCCATACTTTCTGGAATAAGAAGCCAAGTGCATCAATTACTGGGCTTAAGACATTGGAGATAATGTCAAACATTGCGTCAAATATTGGCTTAACAAATCCCCACGCTGCTTTGATCCCATCCCATAAGAGACCAAAAAGTTGACCAAGAAGCTTTACAGCTGGACCAATTACTCTCCAGATGATTCCCCAGAGACCATCAAATATAGGCTTGGTCTTATCCCAGCCAAACTTAATAATATCCCAAACTATACTAATAGACTTTGACAGGATATCCCATGCACCCTTGAGAACAACTCCTACAACATCACCGATAGTTTTCAGAAGAGGGAGCACAGCGTCTACCATGTCGGTTATAACACCCCAGACTAATTCAATAGCTCCCTTTATGAAACCCCAAGCAGCGGCTAGTGGGTTTTGCAGTACATCTATGATCTTTTCAAATATAATTCTTACAACACTCCAGCCATTTTTAATAATTTCCCAAACAAGATTAATTGCACCACCAAGAATTTCAAAAGCTTTTGTTGCAACAACACTTATGACATCCCAGGCTTTTGAAAATGCTGTCCCAATCCAAGACACTACTTTCTTCATAACATCCCAAAGGAACGGAATGATGAAATTTAAGTAATCCCAGTATAATGAAGCCGCTTTCTTCAACACTCCCCAAACTAAACCAAATGCTGTTCCAATCCATGAAGCTACAGTCTTCATAGCACCCCAAGCTAATTCAATAGCAAAATTTAAATAATCCCAATAAAGTGATGCTGCTTTTTTGATTACATCCCAGACAACGCTAAATGCTGTTCCAATCCAAGACCCAAGTTGCTTCATAAGATCCCACACAGCTCCAATAGCATCTTTAAATGCATCCCATACTTTTGCAAGTATTGGTCCAAATGTGTCTTTCATCCAACTAAAGAACCATCTTGCTGCTTCGTATAAGATTGCGAATACTGCGACAAATATCAACCAAAGCGAGCCGATGTTCTCATGCCACCAATCAATAAAGCCTTTAATTGTTTCATAAATAAAACCAAAAACTCCAACAACTATATCTTTTATAAAACCAAACGCTGCACCAATTGCCTCTGCAACTACCGAAATAACTGTTTGTAGGGCTCCAAAGGCTGCTGAGAGCACATCCCATATGAAGCTACCGACTGGCTTCATGATATCAATAAGTTTTTCAAATATTCCCTTCCATATGAAGAACAAGGTTTGAAGAGCCATAGCCACGATGAATATACCTAGCATCAAAACTCTAAACAAGAAGTCCCTAATCCAGATGAATACTGGGTTGGTAGTTATCGCATTGAAGACAGAAATCACAACACCAGCTACGGCTTCCAGCGTGCCCTTTATGGTGCCAAGTATTTTTCCAAAGATATCTGAGATAACCCCAGATGCAATTTTGAATGGTGCAGTTACTGGTTCAATTACATCAATAAGATCAACCCCGCCAAACAGGTTCTTTATAAAGTCAATCACGCCAGAAACAATGTCCTTTATCTTATTGAAGATATCTTTAATAATTCCAAATCCAACTTCAAATGGACCAGACAGCGCATCCTTAAGGAAACCAAACGCCTTAGTAATCAAATCAATAGCTATCTTTACTATTTCAACAATAATGTCAAATGCAAGCTTGAATGCTTCAATAATAAGTTTGATTGGACCACCGATTCCAACTGTGAAGAGTGCTCCGATAATCTTATAAACAAAGTCAATCGCTCCAGAAATAATGTCTGCAAGGACACCTACTATTCCAGTAGCAAGGTTGATAATCCAGCCAATTATATTGAACAATGGAACCTTGATAAAGTCAAGCGCAATTGAAATTCCACGAAGTGCACCAACTATCACAACAACTATTCCAGCAAATGCTCCAACAATTCCCATCACTATCTTTTTGCCAAAATCAATAATTGGACCAAACAGCGAATCAAAAATCTGCTTAACTGCATCCCATACACCAGACAAGAAATTAACAACTGGATCTTTCAGCATCTGGAAGCCAGTTACAAAGAAACCAATTACATCCTTAAATGTGTCATTGACCATATCTCTGAACCATTTAAACTTAAGGTACATGTATATAACAACGCCAACTGCGACTCCTACTGCAGCAGCAATAGCAAGACCAACTGCGCTCACCCCAGCTAGCGCAACACCAATAGGCTGTACGGCATACATTGCAGCAAGCATTAATGTTTCAAATGCTCCAGTTATTATTACAAACAAACCTTTCAACGCCATAAACCCTGCAATCACACCCACAGCACCGAGGATTGCTGTTTTTACAGGACCAAGTGCTTTTGCAAGATTCTTTGCACCGTCAATCAACATTCCAAAGAAAGAGAAGCTCTTAGGGTCCATAGCTGAGCCGATATCTTCTACAGGTCTTCTTGCCAAGTGTTCTCCTGATTTAACACCAATCACTTCTTTCCCTAAACTGTCATAACCGCTTCCGCCGCCCTTTGACCCAGAGTCACCACCGCCACTGCCAGATTGTGATCTAATTGCTTCTATTCTTGCAATTTCCTTTGCAAGCTTTTCAAGTGTTGGGAATAGCTGGTTGTATTCAGCACTCATCCCTGCGAATAGATTCTTGAATTCATCATAAAGATCGCCCTTTAGAGCACGAAGCTTGCGTTTCATTTCGCCAATCATTGCTTCAGTAGCTGACCTGCCTGCTTCAATCCAAATAGCATCTACATTCAACCCGCCCATTATTGTTGAAATTTTTGCAATAAATGGAGTTACTGATTCAGAAATTACACCTTCACTAAAAGCTTGTTTGAATGCATCTGGCATTCCATTAGCCATTGCATATGCTGATCCAAGAATTGAGCTTGCATCACCAGTTCTTACTTCCGCACCAAAAGAAATCTTTGCCTGGTCAACCAGTTTCTGCATGGTCATGCTAAACATCCCAACTGATGGATCAGTTGAATTTCTAATAATTGAAGGAAGCGATGTCATTGCGCCTTCAAATGTCTTGTTTAATTCGCCAGAGAAGCCTTGTACAGCACCACCAATTTCACTCAACAGAGCGCTGAATTCTTCTTTTGTTGAGAAACCCTTGTTCAAAATCTTTTCAAGGTTAATATCAAATTGCTTTTGCATTTCATCAAACGATTGAGCCATGATATCTTTTTCACGGTTGATAACTGCAATAGCAATTGACCTCTGTTGTTCCTGAAGTGTCTTTGCCCTCTCTGTATCTAGATTAGTAATATCCTTACCAGCGGCTTGGTCTGATTTTCTAAATGAAAGATCCAAGGAGCGAACATCTTCTGTACGACCTTCATACTTGGCTATCTTTCTTTCTCTTAAATAGTTTTCCTTGTCCAGCGCTCTTGAGCGAATCATTTCACGGCGCTTCTCTTCGTAGTCCATTTTCGCCGTTAATTCTTCTTCTGCTTTGCCGAGTGCTTCAATAGCAGAAACTTGTGTATCAAAAGCCTTCAGTGCTTCTTCTTTTTGTTTGTCAATAGCTTCTTTATAATTTTCTGTAATCTTCGCTACTTGATCGTCAGCTTTTCCAAAGAAAGAACCAGTCCAGTCCTCCTTGAGCGAAAGGAGTTTGTCTTTTATACCCTTAGCTATTGCTTCACCCAAAGATTCACCAGCCGCCTTTGCACCTGGTGCGTTCTTTGCTGCACCTCCGAGTGTGTCGTTCAGTGCTTTCTTAACATCAGCAGGGTCTGACATTTGCGAAGCCAATGCAGCGTTAACATCAGCGCCAATAGCTTCGCCGTACTTTCTAGCAATAGCTCTCTTTATCTTTCCAAATATATTTTCTTCTATAAAGCCAGCACCCTTGCCTAAACCTTGAGCTATGCCAGTTCCAATAGTTGTAGAAATACCTTTCACACCAGACTTCACTCTTCCAATATTTTTATCAAGAAGATGTGCGGCACCAGCGGCTGCTATGAGCCCCGCACCCATAGCGGCTACACCTAATCCTGCAGGTCCAGTGAAGAAAGAAAGAACTCCACCTATACCAATCATCATTGAACCAAAGAACAACGCTACTTCTTTTCCAAAATTCATTATGTACATAAATGCATCAATTGTTGCATTTAGAACCGCTTCAATCATAGAAGACAGAAGTGGTCCAAGCTTTGGAAGTAAATTAGCTAAATATCCAAACAACTTCTGCAGCGAATTAAATGCTTCATAAGCAAGTGACAACAGTAGACCTTTAAAATTCTTGATAGCTGATGCATCGCCTCTAAACACACCTGCGATGGTTCTTCCTAGAAGAATAAATCTATTGATCATTCTTGTTAGTACAGGAACGATCACTTCTTGCATGTATCTCATTCCTGGACCTTTAGCGAACCTGCTAAAGCCATCTGCTACATATTTCACAAATCTTGACAAAGTGTGCAGTGCGCCAGATACAGCGTTGGCACCGTTGCTTGCCTTGCCCAAACCACCAAACTTGCCAATCATCTCCATTAATGGTTTTGACAAAGTTATGATTGCTTCTCTTATAGCAACCCATGCACTCTTGAAATTCTCAACAGCCGCATTGTTCTTGACCAAACCTGACTTCATGGACATGATAAAGCCAGCTATAAGAATAAATACAGGAGCTATCAGGAGCATTGCAAATTTCAATTTGATAGCCATTGTCAAAGCAGCAAACATTGTTTTGGTAAGGCTTGCAAAGATTGCTTTCAATCCTCTTCCAATACCAGTATAAGCACTTGCTTGAATAATAAGTCTCTGGAAGACAGGGATTGTTTCTGCAAGACCAGCAGCGACTCTCTTCTTAGCAACAGCGTCAAGCGCAACACCAACAGCTTTCATTCTTGTTGTATGAGATGTAAACAAACCAGCTGCGGCACTAGCGGCTCTCAATGCCCCCGTGACTTTGTTCATTCCAGTAAACAGGAGGAAAGTCCATGCTTTTATAATCTTACTATTTCTTAATGAAGCAATCATTGTTGAAAATGCTGGGGCAACTTCGCTCTTAACAACTGTGCCGAGCGCTCTCATAACAAATGCAGTTTCTACTGCGCTTGACTTTATTGAATTCATTGAAACTCTATTAACAACAGCAAGCGCTTTAAAAGCTCTTCCTAAGAGACCAGTTTCATCAATAATCTTTCTTCCACCAGACAATAGGTATGTCATTGACTTGGCAACTTTCATTGACATATCAGTGCCAGATGCAACTGTGCTTAACATCGTCTTGACATACAACTGAGCAAATCTTGTTAAACCATTCCCAGCCAAAGAGAAGCCCTTGTTAAATCCACCAGCAATTGAACCAGTTATCATCTTATTAAATGAACTCAGCTTGCTCTTAACCTTGTCAAGACTGGACATGTCCATGCCTCTAAATGCAGCCTTAGCCCCAGATGAAGCGGTAGCTGCTCTTGATGCAGCAACACTGCTCAAAACACGAGCACGAATGTCTGCAGCTCTTGTTGCCGCTCTAGCTGCTCTAGCATCTTCCATAACAGCAGGAAGTTTTGTCGGAGTTCTTACGCCAGTTAATCTCTTAAGCCTTTCAAGCCTTTCTTCAGATAGAGGGACACCAGTTCTTGATTCAATTCTGTCTTTTAGTGCCTTATAATTTTGTCTAGCTTTTGCTTTGACAACCAATGGGTCATCAGCAGGCAAAGCTTTAGCTGCATCCTTAGCTGCTTTTGCAGAATCTTTAATCTTAAGATTTAATTTATCTGCACTAATCAATTTCCCTTGGAAAATGTTTGGACCCTGGAAGAAGTTCGGTCCTTTAAAGAAGTTAGCAAGGGAGCTATCAAACTGCAATGTCTGCTTTTCAATTGCTTTAACAATTGCACTACCGCCACTAGCAGACGCAGGGATTGCAGCAGCAGGGGTTCTTGGTCTTGGTGTTCTTGGAGCTTTAGGCGTACCAGCTGATCCTGCACTAGAACCAGAAGCTGCACTAGATGCAGCACCTGTTAGAGCTGGCGCTACTGCAGCAACATCTGTAGATGCAGCAACTACTGCCTTAGCCAACTTTTCAGTTGCAATTTTTGCGTTCTGTGTTGCTGATGCAAGCTTTTCTTTGGCTGTTTTCAATCTGCTTGTTGAAGCACGACCCAGCTCTTCAGCATTTGCTTGAGCAGCAGCTGCTTCAGTTTGTGCTTTTACAAGCGTATTTAATTTTGTCTTCAGTTCTTTCTGAGCAGCTTGCACCTTTAAGCCGCTTTCCGATGCCAACTGCTCGGCAGTCATTGTTGCAATCTGGCTTTCTAGTTTAGCAATTTGAGCTACTTTAGTTTTACCCAGTGCTTTTGTAATTTGCTCGTCAACAGTAGCCGCTGTTGTTTCTTTTACCGTTGCGCCAGTCAAAGCTTCTTTTGCACCAGTAAGTTTTGTTGTAGAGGCTGTTTCGGCTTTTTCTACAACTGCAGCCTCTGTTTTAGCTGTAGTTTCAACTTCAGTAGCGGCTGTGTTCTTAACCTTAGACTCAGTCTGGACTTTTTCAGCCGCAGTGTTTTCAACAGTAGCTTGCGTGTTTGCTTCAGTAGCGACTGCATCGCCCCTCTTTGCTTGGATATTTTTTACAATCTCAGCAGCTTCTTCCTTGCTCTTTTGCTGTGCAACTTTTTGAGCTTCTTTTGCAGCTTGTCTTTCTGCGGCACGATTACCAACTGCAGTTCCACTACCAACATTTGCGGCGCTAGCTTGAGCTTTGGTTCCCGCCGCCACTCTTGCGTCAAGGGTTTCCGTAACACGAGCAGCCATGTCCTTGAATTGAAAACCTCTAAAACCTTTCTTTGTTTTTTCAACTTGAGTTACTGCATAAGATGCAGCTCCCATAGAGTCAACAAAAACACCCTCCACGGCTTTTCCTAAATCACTTACAGATAGAGCAGTTCCTTTTGCAAGCTTATTTAAGAGAACGCCAGCTTTAGATTTAGCGTCTGATACAAATTTTGTTATCTTACCTTTGCTGTCAGTTATAGTTGCTGTCTTAAAGCCAGCAACATCTTTACTCATCAAATCAAGAACTTGCTTTCTCATCAAGTCAAGTCTTCCCTTTACGACTTTAGCTTGAGATGCTGTTAATTCTTGGTCTACTAATTTGAGACCACCCTGGAGAGCATCACCAACTGCAGCGCCTGGCTGGCTTATTGCTACTGCTGAAGCTGTAGCTCTAATTAATTGTCTTTTAGCATCAGAAATAGAGGCTGGAAGTGCATTTACTGTTTCATTAATAGAGTCTTCAATTAACTTCCCGACTGTAACAACACCAGCTTTAGCCTCGCCCATTCCACCAGAGATTATTTTCCTGATTGGGCTTACAGTCCTACCGCCAGATCCAGAAGGACTTATTGCCTCTCTTTGTCTCATAAAAGTTCTTGCAAGCTTCTCTCTAGCCGAAATGTTTGCAGGTGAAACATCTTTTTGCATACTTGCAAGCTCCGCTACAAGTTCGTCACCACCATGCTCTATTCCTTTATAAAACTGTGTTACACCATTAACAACTTTTTTATTTTTTAATATTGCAGATTCAGCAGCTGGATCAAATTGGTCTGATGTTGGAAGATATTTAGTTAAATCAACTCCCATATTTTCAGCCATCTGTCTGGCGGCTGCACTTTTAACCTTTTTTATTTCCGCAGCAGTTGCTTTCCTATTACCACCAGTCCCCGTAAGGTTTGTATCTGTGTCAAGAATATCCTCTGCCACTTCAGACATGTGGAATTTCAAATCTCTTACAATATTTGCGTCAGTAGAATCTAATATTTTTTGAGTTAATTTTTCTATCTCAAGGTCATGTAATATTTTTGCTCTAATGTCTGGATGAAGAGCAACAGGTGAGCCTTTTGAAGTCATAACCCTGTCCATCATGCCAACTTGATCTGAGAATTGATTTGCATATCTAATTGGGTTATCTGGTCCAATCCCAGCTCCTCTTGCTGTTCTACCACTAGTCAAGTTTTGAATTGGAGATTCATCTCTCATCATAACGCTTTGAGCATTAAGCAATTGAGATGTCGCTGGCGATGCAGGAACTATTTTTTCATGAATTGCAGATTTAGCCAGTACTAACTCATCTTTAAGATCAGATATTTCTTTATTAAAACCATCAACAAGTTGATTAGCAACATCGGTGCTTCCTTTTTGCGCAACTTTCAAATTTGCTTTTGCGTCAGCTAACCTTTGTTCTAGTTCTGCAATTTCAGCTCTAGGTCTTGTTGTGTATACCTCTTCAACACCTGGAGGTGGGGTAACACCTGGCATTGCATCAAGCTTTAATGCCTCTGTCGCATTCATTGCTGTAATTGCTTCTTGCGCCTGCTTTGTCTCTCTAGCTAATCGCCTAGCGGCGGTTTTTGACATACCGCTAGATGATGTAGCTGCAGGAGCACCGCCGCCTTTGAGCGTCATATCCTTCATCGTCTGCGTTATTTGTTCTCTTACTTTTACTGATTGCTCTAGGGCTCTTCTATCCGTAAGAAGCTCATCAACAACAGACTTGTAAGCATTCTTTTGAGCGTTAACCTCTTTGTTAAATAATTTATATATTGGTTTGCCTGTTGAACCTGAGGTACGAGTTAGGGAACCGAGAGGCGAAGCGGATCCTTTTTTAAATTCTTCTGTGAGATTTTTAAAGAATTGACCTTTGGCTCTCTTGGTTAATTCAACTTCTTTATTAGTAGTTCTAATAAATTCATATTCAGCTGGAATAGCTTGTCCCGCATCATCAAAGAATTTAGCAATTTCTTTATACGAAAGTTTTACAATAGCAGCTTGTCCAGTTGGGGCTTTTGCTACTTTTGATGCAACCTTTGTTGCCTTACCAGCTTGAGCTGTTGCTTTTTCAACTGCAGCCTGAGCTACTGCAGAGTTATCAACAACTTCAGCAACTCCAGCAACAGTTTTTTCTACTGCGACCACTGCTTGTTCAGCAACTTTCTTTACAGATTTCGCTGCTTTTTTAGCACCACCCTTTGGCGCTGTAGCTTTGCTCTTTACTTCCTTAACCGCTTTTTCAACTTTCTTTGGAGTTTCAGTTGCGACTTGTGCTACTGAAGCTACGGTCTCCTCAATTGGCGCTACTGCCGCAACAACAGCCTCGCCTACAGCTTTTTCAACTTTTGCTTTTACTTTTCTTGCACCGCCCTTTGGTGCTGCAGCTTTATTCTTTACTTCCTTGACAGCCTTTTCAACTTTCTTAGGAGTTTCGGTTGATGCTTCTGTTACTGCTTCAACTACCTCTGCTACAGGGGCAGTTGCTGCACTAACAGCTTCACCAACAGCTTTTTCAACTGTTGTTTTTACTTTCTTTGGTGAACCACGAGGTGACTTACCTTTTGGCTTAGTAGCTTCTTTAACAACTTCAGTAGTTTTTGCAACTTCTTCTTGAACAGTAACACCCAATGCATCCAATTGTGCCTTAGCTTCAGCCGCCATTCTCTCAGCAGTTGCTGCAATAGGTGCGCCAATAGTTGCAGTTTTTGCTACATCCTTCGCTGATGGAATTGATATCCTTCTCGTACTTGCTTGATTAAATCTTGGGTCTGTGAGGTAACGACTTGGCGCTGCTGGAGTAGATGGAGCAGATGGAGCAGATGGTGCTCCACCCATACCACTTATTGCAGCAGTAATGCCAGCAAATATTGATCTTATTGCTGGACCAGCCGCACCAGTCGGTGCAGGCTTAGAAACCCTAGGAGTAACAAAACCTGGTGTTTTTGGAATTGGTTTGCCATCGGGTGTAGGGAAGAACGGTGTTGCCTTTGTTGGTGTTCCGCCTGTTGCTGGAGTTTTTGGAGTGCGTGGTCCAGTACCAGTACCGCCAGGACCAGCAGTCCCGCCTCCAAACTTGTTTCCAATAAATGTGTTGTTTTGGAAGATAGAACCTTTCAAACCTTTTGTTATTTTCTCTGCCGTACTTGTAGCAGCTTTCTCTGTTGCTTTTGCGGTTGATTCAGCAATCTTCTCAGGAATCGTTCCCATATCTGTGAGCATTGATCTAATCAGTTCGTCAGTATTAGGCAACCCAAGCTTTGTTGATTTTCCAAGCAGTGTCTTGATTGATGTTTTATCAGCAGGACCAACTACTCCTTTATTTGCAAAAAGTTCTTTTACTGGCTGGGATAGACCAGAGTCATCCAGTGGTCGCATTTTTCTTCTACCGAGAAAACTTTTTGAGTAGCCAGGTGCATTTTTATCTTGCTGAAGAAGGAACTGAGAATCAGTTAACTGAGTTAATTTATTGTAACCTTTAGCTATGTTTGGATTTTCCAATATTTGAGCAAGCGACACGCTTGTAGCACGAACACCTTTTAATGTTGCACCAAGACCGTCTGCTGCATTTAGCATTTTACCTAGCGAACCAATAATGCCGCCAAAAGCCATTTTGAATGTTGCACCAAGTAATCTAATTTGCGGTATCAGTATTAAAGTAAAAGCTAAAAAGCCTATAATTTTTTGAGTAAAAGGAGAAAGTTTTTTTAAGAAATCTCCAATACCCTGTATCACTGGGAGTATTGCGCCAATTACTTTATCAACGATTGGTGCAAGCGCTCTTCCTATCTGGAGCATTGCTTCTTTCAACTTATTGAACTTAACAGCTACTGAATCAACAGCCAAACTCAATTCTTGTTCCATTTGAATTGAAGCCGCCGAAACTCCACCAACAGCCTCTACCAAGAAAATCTTCCCAGCTTCAGTTCCAACTTTAGACAAATAATCAGCAGTGTCTGTATACGCCCCTCTCAGTGCAGCATCTGCATCTTTCTGACCTTGCTGCACCAAGCGAGCTTGAATTGTGTATTCGCCATTTACTTCTTCAGTAGCTCTTCTATGAACTTTTGTTAAATCAAGAATATTTTTTACTGCGATAGCTTCATATCCATGACTTGTTAGGCGTGCATTAACACTTGATTCTAATTGAGCAGCAATTTTGCCTTCTGCTGATGATGTGTTGTCAAGAGCTTTCTGAAACACAGCCAATTGCCGAACTGAAGTTTCCATTCTTGGACCTTGACGAACACCGAAAAGTCTTGAAAAGAATTCCAATGTTCCTTGTTCACCTTTAATGCTTAACAAGCTATTAAAGCCATCAACAAGTTGTTGAATATTTTCCATTCCAACGCCTGCCGCATATTGGAAGTCATCTCCTAGGGCTTGATTCAACCCCTGGATGATCCCTGTATTTTGCTTTGTCATAGCAACCATTCTCTGCAATGACACCTTGATAGAGTTAGCAGAAGCGCCCACTTGGAAGCCAGCGGCAACCATCGGAGCTAGCATTGCGGCTGTCTCGGTCATTGACAAACCGAATGTAGTAGCGGCTGCTGATACTTCAGGGAAAGCATCTGCAAGGTCTTTCAATGACAATGTTGTTTTGTTTTCAACCATGTTGAAAAGAGCAAGTTGTCCTTGCACTTCACTCAAAATTTGACCCATCATCTTAGGGCTAGACAAGTCAAGGCTGTAACCTTCAGCTGCAGCCATGTCTCTTCTAACTCTCAAAATATTTTGATAGATTGATTGAATGAAGTTTTGCGATTGAGTAATGTCAAGGTTGCCCAATTTTTCTACTGCGGCAGTAAACTCTGTTAATCTAACAATCGCAGTATCTGGGACACCTAATTCCGCAAAGTCTCCAGCAAGAGATTGAATAAGCACTCTACTTGTACCATACTTTGCCGTAATCTTATCCAGCTCAAAACCTAGAAGTCTAACTTTATCACTTGCCTTACTAATAGCTTCAGCGCCAGTTCCAAATTCATCAGCAATAAGCTTGGTTAGTCTTCTTGTTTCTTGGTCCAATCTTGCGTAAGAAAAGAAAGCACTTCTTAATGACATCAATAGAGGCGCAGTTGCAGCCGCAAAGTAATACGAAGTTCGCTGAGCTATTTGACCAGAAGCCTGAAGCTTTTGACCAAACTTTTCAATAGCGTTTGTTTTTAAAACCCTATTCAATGAATCAGCAGAAGAGACAACCGAAGTTAAATGACTATTAGCTTGCCTGTATGACGCAGAAAGCGCTGGTGACATTGCTTTACCACTTGCCGCAACTTTTGCTTGCGCTGCTGAAAGTGAGTTCAGCTGTTGGGTAGCCTGCTCTACAACTCTATTTGTTAGAACTTGACTTTTACGATATTCAGCAAGAGAATTACTTACCAAGCCTGTACTAAGTCTTGTTCTATCTAGCGCTTTATTTAAGCTGTCTTGAATTGAAAAACTGCGTGTAGCGCTTTGTGAGAGATTAACTAATTGCTGAGATAATGCAACGACATTGGTTGTTAAGCCTGCAACAGATTCAGCACCAGTAACAGATGCATCTATACCTATTCGTGTTGTTGAGTCACCAGTGTCAGACATAATTCAGCCAATAGTAATTATCGCATATTGGGTTAATTAAAGCAAGATTATTCACCTTTCTTTACCGTTTCATAACCCATTCCGAACTTCATATCAAGAATGTCATGGACCTGCGCAGCTCTAGGTGGTTCTGGATCGTACCAGTCATCATCAAAATCAACCTCAGCACCTTGTGCTGCAGCAGCAATTTTCATCGCCGTACTTGTTTCATTCATACAAGCACGATATAGCAAAAATAATTCATTCAATGTCAGATGGGTCTCAAGTGATTCAAAATTCACCCAAGAACCCGTTCTGACAAATACTTCCGATTCGTATTTTAGAAGAGGGAGATCTTCCCAAGATTGGTCAGATGAACCAGCCCCCTCTTCGCCTAGAAGGAAGGGTCTGAACCCATTGCAGCCGACATGAGTTCACCGAATGAACGCAAGTCAAGCACATCTTCTAGCTTTTCTTTATCGTTGCCCAACTCTGGGTCAACCGCTGCGAGAGCAATTCCAGCAGCCTCAACCATGATGTCAATATCCTTGTCATCAAGTGTGTCTTCGCTCTTAAGATCCTTAACGACCTTCATAAACTTTCTAAGATTACGAATTGTCAAAGGCTTAATTGTTCTTGTCTTTCCATCTGCGAACACGATTTCTGTGCCAGCGAGAATGTCTTTATTTTTATCGCTCAAAGTATATCCATCCTTTTTTCCGTTATATAGGGTTCACCCCTTGAGTATTAAGTTTATCACAAAATACCCAAGGGGTGAAGATTTTAGCTAAATTATTTATTTATAATTATGCGGTTTCGTCAATGATTTTGCCGTACTCGTAACCAACATCTGCTACTGTTGGCAAAATTCTAAAGCCAACTGTGAACATTGTTGCTTCTGCACGCTTCATTGCAATTGTGGATGATTCCATTGAAATTGCACGCTTTGTGTAGAATGAACGGGTAAGGGTGTCACTTGCTGTTGAACCAGGTGCTGTACCTGTAACAACGAGTGCCTTCTCGTAAGGGATTACTCCCTGTGCACCAAACAAGAATGTCTTTGTATTTGCGCCATCATTGTTAGCAAGGATGTCTGATCCACCAGTGGTGCTATCATAGTTCCAAGCTGTTGCAAGGTTGTTAAGAGTTCCTTCTGCGAGGGTTGTCTTAACCATTACCTTTACCTTTGACTGGATTACCTTAGCGGCATCGCCAAATTGGTCAATTTCAATATCAACCATGTCTGGTTCCCACGAGATTTCCAAACCGTTTTGTGTTGCTCCAATGTCAGCAAAGTTATTCATTGCTGCAATGGTGGTTGCGTTAGCATTTGTACCAAGTTTAATGGTTGCTTCGCCAACGATAATGTTAGAAACATTAACTGCCATATTACTTCCTCCTATTTATCCAGGCGAAATATCTTTCTGCCTTTCTTATCACGCCATTTAGCGATCTTTTCTATATCCTTGGCATTGACTTCGCCTTGGCGATTGCCTATACCGAGACCTTTGTTCCATTCAAATTCGTAAACTGAGTTACGAAGTTTAACGACATAACTTGGTGTTTTGCCAATGTATGTAATAGTACTATACTCCATATGTTATTATTTTACCATACCCTTTTCTTGCTAGACATTGCAAACTCTAAAATCTAAATTCATTCTATACCAGCCTTCCTTTTCTAAAGGCGCTACTAGGCTTGACCCTATCTGATAACTTGACAGGATTCTGGAGTTAGTCCCCGTAATTCCGCCTGTCTGAGCGACTTGATCAGCTTTCCCCAGGATTGCTAGAACCCTTTCGGAAAGCCTAAACAAACGATCAGCATCAGTATCAAATATTGAATACCTAATTATGTCTTTTCTCATCCAATAAGCTTCGCTGCTTGGAATAGAAGGCTGATAATAATATATCACAAACGGAGCGGTCTCGCCGTTAGTTGCGACAACTGGAAAGAAGTTCATGGTCTTCCCAGCAATATTAGCCAAGCTGCTGTCCGCTTTCAGGGCAGTATTTATATCGTAAACACTAAGAGCCATAATTACCTCCCATGCATTTAGAAATGGATTGACTTAAATTTTCTTTTACAATATTTTTAATAGGCTCAATTAAATAACCAATATCAGCGCCAGTTGCATTGTGGAAATGATAAACATCCCCTCTTTTTAAAACAACACCGATGCTCAAATCACTTCCTGGCTCTACTACGAAGTCTTGAAAGATACCAGAGTAATCAGAAATAAGCATATCTCGTATGCCGCTCTCACTCGCCATCATAGCCTCTGCTGCCGCTGATTCAATCTCCATTGGGATCTTCTCAACTTTATTAATCAATGGTTGTAAATCTCCAAATACTCTTATCATGCTGTTTCAACCACCCTTCTTAGAGTAACCACGGTATGGTGCTTTGCGCCAGTAAAACCAAACTTTGGCTGTATGCCGACAACTTCATAAACATAGCTATCAACTACATTTCCATTCCTGTCTTTCACATTCTGCAGCCTGCTACCGTATGTAATATTTGTATCGTATTCTTTTGGGACAAGTGCTTCAAATTTAGGGATGCTGTCTTGATATGGGCTAAGCCTTCTTTCATCGCCAGATGCAGAACTTGTACTGGGAGCTTGAAATTGAAAAGATATTGTAGCTACTTTTGAATAGGAAGCATATTGCTGACCTGCAGCATTTGTGCTTGTACTTTTTGTATATATATCACCTTTGTGAGTGAATTTGAAATAAGTATGTGAAGCCATTAGACCACATAATCCATAACAAACAATGTGTAGTCCATAAGCAATATGTCTGCATCAATGTTCCCTGTTGATTCGTAGAAGTTCTGACCAGTTTGAATTTTAAGAACATCCATATCCGCACTGTAAATACCATGCCTGCGGTAAATTGAGTCATCATTCATCATGTCTTCCAAGAGAAGGTCGGCTGCTTGCTCTATATTATTTGGCACAAATCTCCAGCCAAAATCACCCTCAATTTTATACACAGTCTGCGGATTAAATTTATTAACAATTAAAAGAACATTAACGCTATCCAGAACTGATTTCCTAAACTGGACATAGTACGAGCTGCCAAAGTTATGCGGTTCTTTAATTTTTTCAATATGATTCATTGTTGCATCTTCATAGTCATGAAGGACAATCTCATCATTAGTTCCTGGATCTGCCGTAACTTTTCTTAGAGTGGAGATCGGGTTAGGGAGATGGATTGATTTTTTTCCAGAGCCCATAACTTCAAGATATTTATTTGGGTAATATTCAAACGATTGCCCACAGAAGGTATTGATAATATTTCTTACCTTCTTTTCCAATTTATCAAATTTGTCATACCATTCATCTTCAAGAGTTGGGTGATCCTCAAAAAATGTATCAATATTTGCATACGGAGTATAAACATTAAAATATTGAGACTGAGTATACGAAACGGCACTCACTGTGTAAGTAAAGTCAGCTCGGTATCTCCCCGCAGCATTTAGAACATAGATGCCAGATGCTTGTTGACCATAGGTGATTGTAAAAATACCAGTCCCAGTTCTTGTTGCATTTGTCGGACCAGAAACAAGAGAGCCAAACTCATGATATAAACTAACTGACACGACATTTGATGCTGGATCACTTGGTAGTGTTAAAGTTAGTGTTTTACTTGTTTCAATCTTTACATCATCCATAATTCAATTATAACAGTATTGCTGTTTTTCAGCCTTTAAAAAGTCTGCATTACCAATGACACTTCTAAATCATTGATTTTATTAGTAACATTTTGTGTATTCAAAATCCACTTTTGTCCA